TTGGGTAAGGAGCAACATTATAAACAAAGTATGAACCTGTTTCTAAAGTGTATGTTGTTATACTTGAAGTCAAAGAACTAGAAGTATAGTATAAATAAGTTTCAAATCCATCAAAACCACCTATTACAGCATTTAAACTAGAACTTGCTCTATTTATTTGATTTATTAAAGAAGCATTACTAGAAGTTAATGGTGAAAGAGTACTAATCTCAGATTGATATCCTTCAATTTCACCTACTTTATTTAAAAAATTACTTACTCTACTTGCCGCTGAGCTATAGTGAACAAATTCATTAAGTATACTATAATCTATGTTTATATTTACATTTTGATTAGTTAATGAATTTAATACAGCTTGGTATGATGAACCTGTAAAAGATGTTACTAGTTGATTTAAATTACTGTAAGCTGTAGGTACTACCTCTTTAATTTCTAAATCAATATCAAAATTAGGTCCTTTTAAAAAAGGTTGAGGAAGCGGAGTTATTAGCTTGTCTAAATTAAGACCAAATATATAAGGGTTAACAATTTCTTCTACAATCCAAAATGTAGATTTTAAAGAAATATCCGCAGGAAGTGGTTCATAAAGTTTAAATAATATACTAACATTTCCTGTTTGATCTACTTCACTTATTATATTAACAGCTACTACTTGATTATTATCTCCAAAATTTAAGATAACATAATAGTAATAAGGAACTTCAATTTGCTTATTAGCAAAATTCTCAGCAATATCAATTAATGCCTCATCAGTTAATACAGTAGAATCTACACGTAATTCAGTTCTATCTGTAGATATTTGTTGAATAAATAATTGAGAATTAAATGGTTCACCTGATATTTTTCTAAAGAAATTATAACGAGATATAACTTCTCCAGACTCATATCCTAAATCCTGTATATCTTTAATAGGATCTATTTCAATATCAGGAAGTAAACTTTGTGAGTATGCTGAATTAGAAGGTAATTTATATGAGTTGTAATTATAATCTGAGTTAAGAATGTTACCTCCTTGATCAAATAAGAAGTATTCAATATAATCTTGAGGTAAACCAAAGGTTTCCTGATTTAAAATAGGATTAAGTAGTTGTTCCTCTTGAGCGGTATAACGATTTATACGTTCAGTGTCTGTAACTTGTCCTACTATTTTTATATTATCTGCCATTAACTGTTAATTATTGTATTCGACCTGTTTGGGCTTCCAATGTAGCATTAGTTGTTTCGGCCTCCAACAACTGTTGTCTTAAATCTGTTATTTCTTGTAACAACGCTTGTACTTCACTATCATCTGCTATCCTTACCCCTAAATACTCAGCTTCACGTTCTAAAATAAATCTATGTGAATCTATATCTCCTTCTCTAGGAATATCAGTAAATAATTCATTATATAATTCAAAAAAATTTTCTAAAGTTGTATCCGGTGTTGTTGGGGGAACAGCATTAAGTTCACTAAATTGAGTATTAATTACTTTAGCAAACGTATCTTTGTTATAAACTAAATTTCTAATTGGAATTACTTCAGCCATTATTTATTAAGTTTAAAAATATATGAATTGTCATATACTACTGTTGAACCATTAGCAAATGAAGATTTTATTAATACTTTATAATATCTTTCAGGTTGTAAACCAGCCATATACATATCAAAATAATTTCCGGATGCATCACAGCTTAATTTAGTACAACTTGAATCAAAATCTATAACATATTCACCTGTATCTAAATCTTGCAAAGCCCAATATGAACTTGAAGGTAATGCTTTATTTAATGTGTAAACAGATACAGTTGTAAATTGTCTAACAGGATATATCTCTCTAGCATTTACTCTAAATCTATAAACATCATTTCTGTTGTATTTACCTATATTATTTCCTAATGTAATTGCTATATTCTCATTAGTTAAAACGTTTAAAGAACCTGTATTATATACACTATCATCCCATTTAATTTCTAATTGAGGTAAATATATCGTATGGGTATCTCTAGAAAAATATTTTAATGAAAATGATGATGAAGTATTGAATTCATTAGTACCTCCCATTTTTAATAGGAAACCATCATTTTGTATAGTATTATTATACAAACTAGTAATACTAGTTACATCTAAATTAATATCTTTAGTTTGATTTATACCAAATGTTTGAGAACCGGCAAAATTAAACCACCATGTACCCCCACCTGGTGATGAATTTAAAAACGAGGCTGTTGTATTTGTAAAAAAACTAGCTGTTAACCATTCATTCGTATTATCCCTATCTTTCCAAGTAGCATTTTCTTTATCATATGGATTATATAAAAAACGTCCTGTACCTTGTTCCCATGATTGAGATATACTATAACATTCTAATGAGTAAGTATCAGGTAAGTTTGAAGCATCTGCTAAATATAATCTTAAAGAAGCAGTATAGGCACCTACAGGCAATATGCTGTTAGGATAATAAATAGCAGGGGTAGAAACTGAAGATGTGTTGTATGTATTTGTTACTATAGTATTTAATACTGTATCTATTTCACTAGTAGGAAATTTTATTAATACACGAGATGCATAAGGAGTTGAACCAGCTAGTAAAGAACTTTCATTAGAAATTTCTAAGATTTGATCCAACCCAGTGTTCATGTCTGGGTATTTAGAATAAATTGTTGTATCCTTCTCAGGGAATATTTTATAAACTGCCATCTATGTTATTTGTTTATTATAAATATAAAGTTGTTAAAAAGTTACAACTCTACCTTGAATGTCCAATTCAGGATATCTTATCTCAAATATAGAAGGATCTAATGAAGGGTACAATATTCCATTTTGAATAGCTCCTGCTACATCATAACTGTATGGAGAATAATTTCCTCCTGATTTGTTGATAAATTCTATTTTAACTACAGATTGTACTCCTTTAATTTGAAGTAACAATGAATTAATATTAGATAGAATTACAGGTTGATTTACCTGCCATTTATCTATATCAAAATAATTAGTAATAGCAGCAATACAGTCTGTTAATATTTGATTATTACTTAAACCAGGAATAACAGTTATATCAAAATTTAATCCTAAATTTATATAAAAGGCATCTTTAATAGTAATAGCATCTGTAACCATTCTAAATGGTTCCATATATTCTTTTAAATTCGCTTTTAAATTTAAAGTAGCATTTTCTAATTTTTTAGTAGAATTATATGCTAACACATACATTGAAAGTGCAAGTGGATTATTATCTACTAAGGGGTCGTTTCCTGAATTAACAGATAAAGCAGATGCTTGTTCAACATATACTTTAGCTATAGTACCAAAATCAGAAGGCATACTTAAAGCGCGACTCATATAATCGTCTTTTGTTACAGCTCTTAATTGCGCTGAAAATGCATTTAGCGTGTTTAAACGTATTTCTTCTACAGTATCACCACTTCGGCCACCTACAGCAGGTAATGGATTATTTGCGATTAAAGTCGCTAAAGATACGTTATTATATATAGGGTTAACAGCATTTATACCGGCATTTGAATTAATAATAGTAATATCATTTGCGGGTACATTAGATGTTACTCCTCCACCTGAAAGATATTGAACTGTTAATGATATATTTGAAGGTACAGTACCATATTGTTTAGTATAAAATACAGCGGCTTGGTTATAATTGTTAACTAAATCGGAAGTATTAACGGATGGTACTAATCCTAATTGAATATTATCTGGTGTTGGGATAATAACATTATCATTAGTATTCACATACATACCCGAACCAAATTGTAATTCTATAACATCATCTGTTCTAATTCTTGATACAAATCTATTAGGAGTTTCTAAATAACTTAAAAGATAAGGTACTTGATTAGCTGATGGTCCGGTATTTGTTGTTTTATTTATTACATTAGATTGAGCTAAATAAGGTACTTCATACCATTGACTAGCATCACTCCCTGTAACTTGAAGTATTTGGAGAAAAGTTGGATCGTTTATTTCAACTGAGTTAAATTTTATAGGTGCTCCAAATGTAAATGTTTGACTTTGTACGGTTGCCGATATTGCTCTAGTTGATTTTTTAAATAAGTAATTATTACCATCGTATAATGTTATTTCAACTGAGCCTGTTTTAGAAAAATCAACAGGATCTAGAGTTAAAAAGTCAACATTAGCACTTACTGATCTTAAAGATAAGTTCTCAGGTATAATTAAAGCATAATCTAAATTAGGTTGTCCTGCTAATATAGGAACTCTTTGATAAAAATCAATTGTAGTAACGGCGGCATATGACGATTTAGGACGATATCCTAATGAATACGCCATATTTAATAAGTTTTCTTTTTCTCTAGCAGTTAATACAAAATTTTCTTGTATTTGAGTATCTGTGTAAAAAGACAAAACATCTCCAACATATGAAGACATTTCAATAAACATCGTACCTGGCGATGCTTCTGAAAAATCTGTATAAGTATTAGGAAAATAATTTTTAGCAAACTCTATAAGAGATGCTTTATACTGAAGGAAATTCTTATTTAAATAAGATATGTTTTTTTGCTCTGCCATTATACAAAGTTAACTGTTATATTATCTGTTTCTCCTGATAGGAGTATTACGTATGCTATTTTTACAAGTAATGTATTAGAAGATTCATTAGGTTCTATTAATAATTCAATATTCCGAATGTTTACTTCTGGTATATAAGTTGCAACACTATTAATTATATCTTCCCTAACATTATCTAAAGTTTCTTCTGTCATTTGCCCAAATAATTGGCCCCTTAAAGTAGTACCAAAGTTTGGATTTTCTATTCTTTCTCCTTTAGAAGTTAATATAAGATTAATTACATTAAATTTTATTTGCTCCCTAGTAGAATAAATACTATTAAAAACTCCAGGAGCATTAAAAGGCAAACCAACACCAATAGCGGTATTGACTTGAAAATCTCTTGGGTCAACTCTAGTACTTCTAACGTAAGCCATTACTGTACACTTCTAAAATTATTCAAATCAGCAGGGTTTGATCTCATTTCAGCTGCTACTTGGGATAATAAATCTGAGTATGCTGCTTGTTTTTCACCAAATGTTTTAGGTGGTTCTGGTTTCATAGCATCTGCTATACCCATTTTTTCCATTAAACTATTTCGTAAAGCAGGGTTTGTGTTACTAGTATTAAAATTCATAGTAGGCCATGCTTCATTATTAGATGCAGGTGGTGGTGTATAAGGTAAACCATATGAAACAGATTCACTAAGTTTTTGTTTACCTAATTCAGCTAATTCTTCCTTAAGAACTTCTCTTACGGCTTCTTTAATAAGGGTTTTTAATTCATTTGTTTTCATGTCAATAAATATTAAGCTTCAAGTCTTCGTTTGTCAATTTCTAATTTTAATTCGTCAATTAGAACCTCAGGATCTAATGTAAATGACGGTTCTGATTGTAATGCTATAAATCCACTTCGGTCTAAGGCAACAGCATATCTTCGTTTATTACCAGCTACTATAAATCTAGGATCATCTTCTTCTAATATAGAGAAAGTAAATCCATTATATTCAACTCCAAGTACAGGACCTAAACCACTACCATCTAAACCAGCACCAGAAGTTTCTAATAAATCTCTTGCTTCTTGTGGTGTAATATTCGGATCATCTAGTATTTTACCTAATGGAAGTAATCTTGAACGTTCATATTGAATAGTTGCTTTAAATCTACTTAATGTACCTAACGCAATTTGTAATAATATGTTTAAAGATATTATTATAGGAGCGTATTTAGCTATCGTTCTTGTTGTTTTAATACCAATAGGTGATATCTGATAAGGTGTATATGGAATAGCTGTCAATACAGATACTGTTAAAGATAATATTGTTAAAGTAGTACTTATAGATCTAAGTGTTCTGTTAAAATTATTAACCTGATCTTCTGCTGATTTTAAAGATACTAATGCTGCGTCTCTTGCTATTTTTGCTTTTTCTAAGTCTGCTTTAGTAGTAGCATTTCTAATAATATTGTTGGTTTTATCTACTAATTCATTTAATTTAGAAACAGTTTGAGATAATTTATTAACTTGATTACTTAATATAAAACCAAAAACAAGTAATATAGCAGTAGGACCTTGTGATCTTATTATTTGTTTTAAAGCTTTTTTAATTTTAGCTTTATTCAATTTTATTTTTACACTATCTTTTTTAACTTTTAATCTTTCTTTTATTCGATTAACATCCTTTTTTTCTTTTAGAGGACGTTCCGCAGTTAATATTCCTAACTGCTCTTTAATTTTATCAATTTGTTTTTTAGCACCTTCAACAGCTTTCTTAGCTTTTTCTAATTCTTGCTCTGCTTTTCTTTCTATTTTTCTGATAGCTTCTTTTCTATCATTTATCGTTTTAGCTCGTTGTTCGGGTGTTACATTATTAGCAAGAGCTGTTATAGCTGCTGTTCCTAATGCTGCTACGGCTGCTGGTGAACTTAAATTAGGAAGAGTAGGAGATAAAGCTTTAATAGCATTAGCTTGTACTTTAGCTTTATTATATAAGGCTTCTGCTTTACTATATTGAGCTTCAGCCTTTTGATATAGTGATTTAGACTCATCAAGTGCCTTTTTAGCTGCTTTTATTCTATCTTGGTTACTAGGACTAGCCATTATATTGTATTAGTAGTTTTTGAAAGTAAACTTTCATTAAGTAATGTTTTGTTCAGTATCTCTAATTTATCTTGAAGAGCAATAGAAGCATCATTAATAGTATATAAAGGAGTACCTTCAGGTTGTGATATTGTATTAGCTATATTAGATGAAAAATCACTTAACGTCAATATTAAATCAGATAACCACACATTTAAACTACATCCTAATACTAAAGGTTCAGGAGTAAGTGCATTGTTATTAGGACCTAAAAATATTTGATTGTCTTGCAATGTTAAACCAACTTTATTACTTTGTAAATAAATTGGTCCTTGTGAATAAGCTTCAATTCCGGTTTTACCTAATATTAAAACTTCATCTGATTTAGAAGATATAATAGTCCTATCAGCATTTATTATAACTTGAGGATCTGTAAAATCTCTAACATTAATAGGACTAGTAATATTACTAAACGCTATATTACCTGTATCTAAAGGTATAGATTGGTTTGATGTTAAGTAAACAGATGATCCATCTTTATTAATATCTTCAACATATAAATCTGAACCAGGTAGTTTAAAATTATGT